ATGTAGCTACATTAGAAGAAATGTCTGAGTTACATTTGTATGATTTTGGTATATTTATAGAGCTACAACCAGATGAAGAAGAAAAAGCTAGACTTGAAAATAATATTCAAATGGCACTACAACAACAAAGTATAGAACTTGAAGACGCTATTGATCTTAGAGATATAAAGAATATTAAGTTAGCAAACCAAATGCTTAAAATACGTAGAAAGAAAAAGCAAGAAAGAGATAGACAGTTGCAAATGGAAAATATACAAGCTCAAACACAGTCTAATACTCAGTCTGCTCAAGCTGCTGCGCAAGTTGAAGTGCAAAAAAATCAAGCACTGTCTCAAAGTCAAGCTCAAATGGAACAATTAAAAGCTCAAATTGAAATGCAAAAAATGCAGTCTGAAGCAGAGCTTAAAAAAGAACTAATGGCTTTAGAGTTTCAATATAACATGCAGTTACGAGGAGTTGAAACAGAAAACTTAAAACAAAGAGAAAAACAAAAAGAAGATAGAAAAGACGAAAGAACAAAGATTCAAGCAACTCAACAAAGTGAACTTATAGATCAAAGAAAAACTGGTAAACCACCTAAAAACTTTGAGTCTGCCGGTAATGATATAATGGGTGGCAGTTTTAATTTAGAGTCGTTTGAACCTAGATAAATTTATTAATTATTATTATATTATATTATGGAAGAAAATAAAGAACAAGTAGTTGAAGAAACTACACAAGAAACAACTGAACAAGTTGATAAAAGTAAGTTTGAATCTGCTAATGACGATTCTGTTATAAAAGTAGATTTAAATAAACCAATAAAAAAACAAGAAAATGCCACTGAGAAGCAAAGCACAGATGAGGTACCTGTTCGCGACAAACCCGAAGCTAGCGAAGAAGTTCGTGAAGAAAACAAAGAAAAGTCTGAAGAGTCTACCGAACAAAGTGAGGAGAAAAAAGAAGAAGTAGTATTAGAAGAGATAACTGAAGATTCAACTGAAGAAGAGGTTGCTGAAGTAGAAGAACAAGTTGAAGAAGCTGTTGCTGAAGCAAAAGAAAAAGGTGAACCACTTCCTGAAAATATACAAAAGCTTGTAGATTTTATGGAAGAAACAGGTGGTGATATAAGTGATTATGTAAAGCTTAATCAAGATTATAGCAAGTTAAATGATAATGATATTGTTTTTGAATATTATAAACAAACAAAACCTCATTTAACTAATGATGAAATAAATTTCTTAATGGAAGACACTTTTAATATAGATGAAGAAGAAGACACCGATAGAGAAATAAAAAGAAAAAAACTAGCGTTTAAAGAGCAAGTTGCCAGCGCTAGAAGCCACTTGGACGGGCAAAAGTCCAAATACTATAAAGAAATCAAAGCTGGAAGTAAACTTACAAAAGAACAACAGAAAGCTATAGATTTTTTTAATAGATATAACAAAGAGTCGGAAGCAAATCAAAAAATAGTTAAAAAGAACTCTGATATTTTTACACAAAAAACTAATCAAGTTTTTAACGACAAGTTCAAAGGTTTTGAATACAACGTCGGTGATAAAAAATACAGGTTTAATGTGAACAATGCTGAAGAGATTAAACAAACCCAAAGTGATATAAATAATTTTACTAAAAAGTTTTTAGATAAAAATTCTACATTATCAGATGCTAAGGGTTATCATAAATCTTTATTTACAGCAATGAACGCAGACGCTATTGCAAAACACTTTTACGAACAAGGTAAAGCTGACGCTATGAAAGACAGTGTTGCTAAATCTAAAAACGTTAATATGAACCCAAGACAAAGTCATAATAATATTGAGGCTGGTGGTTTAAAATTTAAAGTGTTAGGTGATAATTCTTCTGATTTTAAGTTTAAAATCAAAAACAATAAATAACAATTTAAAATTATTACAAAATGGCAATTACAAGTGCGAGTGGACCGGATGCGGCTCCACGTAAACAAACGTTGACCACTAATTATGTAGACTTTTTAACAAGTGATACACAAGGATGGGCTCAACAATACTTACCAGATCTTATGGATAAAGAAGCTGAGATCTTTGGTAATAGAACAATTTCAGGATTTTTAGCTCAAGTAGGAGCTGAAGAGCCTTCTGACTCTGATAGAGTTGTTTGGTCAGAGCAGGGTAGATTACATTTAGCTTATAGAGCTACTTGTGAGGATGCAGTTGGTGGTAACGACGATGCGTCTGATAACCGATTTACAGTTACTAAAGATATTGATGGTAATACAATCGATGCTGGTGAGCACGGTCTTAGAGTAGGTGATGTTGTATTAGTATCTAACGCTTCATTAACTTTAAGAGGTTACGTTAGTCAAGTTGGTTCAGATAATAACGTTGAAATATTACCTTATGCTGCCGCTAACTTTGATACTGCTGGTTTCTCTGATGGTGCTGGAGCTGATGCTTATAGAATATTAGTTGTTGGATCTGAATTTGGTAAAGGTACAGCTGCAAGAACTTCTGCTAATGAGCCAAAGTTTAAGTCTTACCAAAACAAGCATATTATCATGAAAGATTACTACGAAGTATCTGGATCTGATGCTGGTGCTATTGGTTGGATTGAAGTTTCTGGTGAAGAAGGTCAATCAGGTTACTTATGGTATTTAAAAGCTGAGGGCGATACTAGAGCTCGTTTTACTGACTACTTAGAGATGACAATGATGGAAGCTGAGCATGCTGCTGCTGCTTCTACTATTGAGTCTGGAACTGGTGGTTTAGGTTTATCTGCTTCTACTACTGGTATTGATGCTGGTACTGAAGGTTTATTTAAAGCTATAACTACAAGAGGTCACCAAACTACTGGTGTAACTGGTGTTAACGCTGCTACTGATTTAGCTGAGTTTGACGCTATATTAGCTGTGTTTGACCAACAAGGTTCTATTGAAGAAAATATGTTATTCGTTGATAGAGGAACTTCTCTTGCTATTGATGACATGTTAGCTTCAATGAATTCTTACGGAGCTGGTGGTACTTCTTATGGAGTATTTAACAACTCTGAAGACATGGCGCTTAACTTAGGTTTCTCTGGGTTTAGAAGAGGTTCTTATGACTTCTATAAGTCTGACTTTAAATACCTAAACGATAAAGGTACTAGAGGAGGTCTTAATGACACTGTTACTAACATTAGAGGTGTTGTTATTCCTGCTGGTGTATCTTCTGTTTACGATGAGCAGTTAGGTAGAAACATGAAGAGACCTTTCTTACATGTTCGTTACAGACAATCACAAACTGAGTCTAGAAGAATGAAGACTTGGGTTACTGGTTCTGTAGGTGCTGTAACATCTGGTAAAGATACAATGGAAGTACACTATTTATCTGAAAGATGTTTAGTTACACAAGGAGCTAATAACTTCATGTTAATGAACTAGAACTATTTTTAAAAGACCGGGGCTTCGGCCTCGGCCTTTTATTTTATTAATTTTATTATATATTATATTATGGCAAAAAAGAAAAAAGAAAAAGCAACTGAACCTGAGTTTAAAGTTGCAAATGAAATTAAAGAGGTTATTATAAAAGAACCTCAAGAAAAAAAAGAAACAAGAAAAGAACCTACTTACAAAAAACTAGAAGATGGTTGGGAGTTAAAAGATAGAATGTATTATTTAAAAAATGATGCAACTCCTTTAACATATTTAATAAGAGGTAGTAATATATTTTGGTTTGACAGTGAAAAAGGTTATGAAAGAGAACTAAAATATACTTCTAATCAAAAAACTTGTTTTGTAGATGAAATGAAAGGAGATCAAAGATTAGCTCATATTATTTTTGAAAATGGATCTTTGTTTGTTCCAAAAGAAAAAACAGTTTTGCAAAAACTTTTATCTTTATATCATCCACATAGAGACAAACTTTTTGAAGAATACAAACCAGTTAAAATAGCTGCTGACGAAGTAGATATACTAGAGCTAGAAATAGAAGCATTAAGTGTAGCTAGAGATTTAGATATTGATATGGCAGAAGCAGTTATGAGAGTTGAAAACGGTTCTAAGGTATCTAAGATGACTTCTAAGGAGCTTAAAAGAGATTTATTACTTTACGCTAAGCGTAATCCATCTTTGTTCTTAGAACTTGTTAATGATGACAATGTAGTTCTTAGAAACTTTGGTATTAAAGCTACTGAGATGGGAATATTAAAATTATCTTCTGATCAAAGAACTTTTATGTGGGGTTCTAATGATAGAAAACTATTAAATGTTCCTTTTGATGAGCATCCATATTCAGCTTTAGCCTCTTGGTTTAAAACTGACGAAGGTATGGAGGTTTATTCTAATATAGAAAAAAGATTAAATTAATCAAACTGTAGAGGTGATCGCCCTACGGGGCGATTACAACTACAATAAAAAAGCATTATGGTAAATATAGATGAGGTATATCAAAAAGTATTAGCTTTAGCTAACAAAGAACAAAGAGGCTATATAACACCTCAAGAATTTAATTTATATGCTAGTCAAGCTCAATTAGATATTTTTAATCAATATTTTTTTGATTTAAACCAATACAAAAGACGTTTTAGTGTTGATAAAGAATATAGTAATAGTGATGACTTAATTAATTATAAAATATCTCAATTTAAACAAACAACTCCTGAATTTTCACCAAGTGCTCCTTATCAACTTCCAGCTGACACTTATTTAGTAACAGGTGTTTTTTTACTTTATCAAAACGCTGCATACAAAGCGCAAGAAATAAATGCTGAAGATTTTTCTAGAGTAAATAGAGCTAGATTAACTCAAGGTACTTTCACGTCTCCAAACTATAGTATATCTTCAGGTGGTTCTATAGTAATGTTTCCTAATTCAACTTCAGCTTCAGCTAATGCTACTTATATAAAAACACCTAGCAAGCCAAATTGGCAATATGTTGTTGTTGACGAAAAACCTTTATTTAATTCAACAGGTGCTAATCATTTTGAACTTCATGTTTCTGAACAAAAAAATTTAGTAGTAAAAATATTACAGTTAGCAGGTGTTGGTATAAAAGATTATAATATAGTTCAAGCTACTGCTCAAGAAGAAGTTAAAAAAATTCAACAAGAAAAAATATAATAAATGGGATTATACGATAACATAACACATCAAAATTATTACCAAGGAAACGACTTTGGTAGTTATCAATTTGTATCATTAAAAGATATTATCGATCAGTTTATAACAGTATATGTTGGCGATGAAAAACTTATTAAAAAATGTAGTCAAGTAGACGTTTCTTTTCATGCGCAAAGAGCTTTAGCAGAGTTAAGCTTTGATACTTTTAAATCTGTAAAGTCACAACAAATAGAGTTACCACCTAGCTTAGTAATGACAATACCTCATGACTACGTTAACTATACTAAAATATCTACAGTAGATTCTTCAGGTATAAAACATATTTTATATCCTATAAAAGATACTAATAATCCTTTTCAAATAAAACAAAACGAAGAAGACTTAAGCTACTCTTTTCCTTCAGGTGAAGAAACTTTAGCTAACCCTGGTTTTACAGATTTATTAGGGCAAATTCCTGAAAACTGGAACAAAATAGCACAAGGGCAAAATTTTGGTGCTAATTTTTCTAGTACAATAGGTATTTCAGATGGTAAGTTAATGTGGTCGTATGTAAACAAAAACGGTTTTGGACAATCCGGTTGGGGACATGTTGGTCTTTTATATCAACAAGTAGATGTTTCTAGTTTAACTTATGCTGATTTATCTGCTGATGGCGTTACTAGTGATATAACTTTTGCTAATACAGACGTAAATACTAACACTGGAACAGCGGTTGGTACTATTAGACTTGGATTAACAACACAAGATCCAAGTGTTTTTAACACGTTAAACACACACGATACATATGTGCATCCTGGAAATAACTCTACTCCAGCTGGTACTGTATTTCCACAAACACAATTTTTAGACCCTGATTATTTTGATATAGGTTATTTAGAGTGGACTGGTAATGACACTAGTACTAAAACTTTAGAAGCTATAGACCTTGTTAACCATGACACTGTTTATGTTATTGCTCTATCTTTTATAGAAACTACAACGCCTTTAGAAAATGGTTTTGCTTTAAAGCCAGCAGCTTTAACAGCTTCTCCTAAAGGTAGTGTAACAGGTACAGGAAATATAAATTCAATAGATAATTTAAGCCTTGTAAATGCTTTTGCTAGTACGCAGCTTAGTTCTCCAATTGGTAATGAAACAAGTTCGTCTACTTGGAAAAATTATAAATCAATAGATCCTACAGAAAATAATAATGACAATTATGAAAACCAAGTTTACTGGCCTTTTGAAGGTGAAAGATATGGATTAGAACCTGCACAGTCTCAAGTAAACGGTAATTTTTATATAGATCAAAGATTAGGTAGAATACATTTTAGTTCTAATATTTCAGGAAAAACTGTGATATTAGATTATATAAGCGATAGTCTTGGTACAGATGAAGAAATGCAAGTGCATAAGTTTGCAGAAGAAGCAATGTATAGATATATACTACATGCTATAGCTGCTGGTCAAATGGCCACACAGCAAATAGTACCTAGACTTAAAAAAGAAAAGTTTGCTGCTATAAGACAAGCTAAACTAAGATTATCAAATTTAAAATTAGAAGAATTAACTAGAATACTTAGAGGTAAATCTAAGCAAATAAAACATTAGTATATGCCAGAAATTAAGAATAATTTTCTAAAAGGTCGTATGAACAAAGACCTTGACGAAAGACTTATTCCACAAGGGGAGTATAGAGATGCTATGAATATACAGGTAGCTACATCTGAAGGTTCTGATGTTGGTACTGTTCAAAATATATTAGGTAATTTATCTGTAGAAAACATAATTCCTTCAGATTGTAAATGTGTTGGCTGTATTGAAGATGAAAAAAATAATAATCTATATTGGTTTGTAAAAAGAGAATATAAAAGTGAGTCTGGTTATTTTAATTTTGAAGCTATATTAGAGTATTCTGTTGAGTTTGGAGTAACACCTGTTTTAGTAGATACAAAAGTAAATACATCTGAAGCTGTATTAAAGTTTCCAGATAAAATAATTACTGGTATAAACATAATAGATGGTTTATTGTTTTTTACAGATGGTGTTAATGAGCCAAGAAAAATAAATATAAGCCAATGTAAAAAAGGTACTACAGACTTACAAACACATACAAAGTTGTTTAATGATTTTGGTAGCTTCGACGGTTTGACTATTAATACTGTTGGTTTAAAGCAAGATGATAATGGTAATAACTTAGCGCAAATGGTTACCACTCTTGATGATTCAAGAGTAAAAGAAGGTAGATATTTTTATTTTGAAAAAGATCAATTTGACAAACTTTTTGAAAATGAAGTTGTTCATGCCTCTCCAAATGCTGATGATAATTCTGAAAGTGGTAATATAAATCCTCTTAGACATTATAGAGACGGAGAGTTTTTAGGTGTAATTTACGTTAGAGTATGGAACAACGGAAGTGGAAATGGTATGCACGCTAGATTAACTGCTTTTAATACGCCTGGCACTTTTTTTGAAGCAAATAGATATTTTAAAGTGGGTGATGTTTTATATGGTAATAATATATCAAGAGATATAAAAGAAGAAAATATTACTGCTATAAAAAAGTCTCCTAAAACAAAACTTGGTGTAAAAATAAATACTACAGAAAATAAAAACAAAGAGCTTTTATTTGAAAGAATATTTCCTAGGTTTTCTTATAGATACAAATATAATGATAACGAATATTCTACTTTTGCTCCTTTTACAGATATAGTTTTTAATCCAGAACACAAAGACAAATATAGTTTAGACGTTGCTTATGATGTAAAAGAACCTTATAATACATCAATGTTAAACGTAATTGATTCTGTAGAGTTAACTGACTTTATTAATAGTGACACAGATGAAAATGTAAAGCAAGTTGATATTTTATATAAAAAAGAAGACTCACCAACAATACACTCAATAGCTAGTATAAAAAGAATAGATGGAGAGTGGTACGAATATGGATCTGGACAACAACAAAACGTTGGTTACAATAATAGTATTTTACCAGGAGGTTTAACAGGTAATGGCAAACCTGCGGTTTATGGTGGTTTGTTTAGAGGTAAATATATAATAAATTCTCAACACTTAAATAACGCACTTCCTGAAAATCAATTGTTAAGACCTTGGGATGCTTTACCAAGAAAAGCTTTAGCTCAAGAAATAACTGGTAATAGAATAGTTTATGGTAATTATGTTCAAGGTTATAACTTAGATACTAAAGTTCCTAAATTTGTCTCTGATTATGTTTCTAGAAAATCTTATAACTTACCTTTTTATGATTTTAATTCTACTGCATTACCATCTATAAAGTCACAAAGAAATTACGAAATAGGTATTGTATTTGGTGATAAATATGGTAGAGAAACACCAGTGTTTACATCTAATAAAGGCTCTGTATTAATACCATGGAGAAGTAAATATGGTAATTTATCTTCAACGCAGTCATATCAATTAAACGTAACTTTACAGTCTAAACCTCCTAGTTTTGCAGAATATATAAAATATTTTGTAAAAGAAACTTCTGGAGATTATTATAATTTAATAATGGACAAGGTTTATGTACCTGCAGATATTTCTGAAATAGAAACCAAACAGCACTTGTGGCTTTCTTTTCCTTCTTCTGAAAGAAATAAAGTAAGTGAAGATGATTACTTAATATTAAAAAAGAAAATAGGTAGTGGTGAAACTCAAATACAAGAAAAAAATAAATTTAAAATACTTGATATAAAAAATGAAGCCCCTGATTTTGTAAAGTTTGAGTATGGTTTAATATTTGAATTTACTCAAGCTACTGAAGGTGGCACTGATTTTTTAGATGATCTTTTTAATATTTCTGCTAATGCCACAGACGAAAGTCAATTACTTAAAAAAGGAAATACTACTGTTTCTTTAGATAAAACTAGTTTTTTAGCTAACACTAATTTTAGACCTGCTTATGACAAAACGGTGGGTGGAACTTATCCTGAAGACTTATACTTGTCTTGGTTTAGATTTGATGGAGACGATGTTGGTTTATGTTCTGATAAATATAGAATTATAGATATATTAGTCACTGGTCCTGAATATATATTACAATTAGAAAAACCTATATCTGAAAAAGACGATGTTATTTCTGGTGGTGGTCAAGGTACTAGTGGTTTTCAAGACTTAGGTATTAGATTAGAAAAAAGAAAAGAAAGAAAACCAGAATTATTATCTGGTAAGTTTTTTGTTAAAGTTTTAAGTCAACCTATTGTTTATGGAGATATATTAGATGACACATCTTTATTAGATAAATTTGTATGGCTTGCTCGTAAAAAAACATTTTATCTTAATGACGTGCAAACATCAGGTGATAGCTCTGTTTCTGGTATAGTACATGCACAAACTTTTGATGAAGTAAGCACAACTGCTACTAATAATAGTCCTTTTGAACACAATGGAAACCTTAATACTACTAGAACTCAAAACGCTTGGGCAGGTGTTATAGGTGAAATGGAAGATGAAGGTAGAGCATTTTTTATTGACGCTATGTTTATGAAAGCTGGTCAAATATCAGACAGTAACTACGCTAAAACAGTTGGTGCCACTTGGGCAGGTTCGATGGCTCATTATCCAAAACTACCAATTTGGGTTGGTAGAACTATAGAACCACAAGGATATACAGATGGTGATGTTATTACTGTAAATTCTGAGCAAAGTAATGTTCAATATAATACTAGCTATACTTACGGGTGGAAATATATTAACAGGCAATGGGAAGAAGAACCAGGTACTATTTCAATAAAAAATAACTCAGTAAATGGATTAGAAGGTATAATAACAACAGACGCAACCCATGTTGGTGATTTTACTTTTCAAGGCGATGGTATAAGAAGATGGAGAGCAGAAAATAGCACTGGATCTGGTTTGCATGAGACACAAAACAGCTTAGATTATACATATGGAAAAGAAGAAGGTAAATTTTTTATGCACCTTTCTTTTTTATCTCCTGGTGAAGATTTAGTTGACACTAATGAAATTGGTGGCCCTAATAATGCTAACGCTATATATGGTGAACAAGGTATAGGTAGATTTTTACAAGGTATTTGGGGAGGTGGTGTAATAACCGCACATAACGGAGAACCTTTTACTAATATTGATGATATAATTATACCTATGGAGGGTAAATATCCTATTGATGATAATGATGATGGTAGCGAGCCACCAGGTCCTGGTGTTCCAAACTCTTTTGGTTATGATGAAAAATATAGAGCTAGACACGAAAACCAATGGAATCCTTGTTGGCCAACAGATCCAGATGGTAAAACACAAGAATTTATTAATAATATAAGGCCTGGTAGTAAATTTAAGTTTGAAGCAGACACTAACAACACTATATACACAATAAAAAAAGTAACTATAAAAAAAATATACAATCATACCTCTTGGAGAAATAGAAGGTTGTATGATGGTAATGACTATGATGGAGTTGGTAGTTTAAGTGTTTTTCAAGAAGGAAGAAGTTGGGCAAATTCAATTGACGCTAATAATCCAAATGGTGACGCTGCTGACCTTTTAGATTTTAAAAAAGCAATACATAGGTTTGGCCAAGCTAATAACAGAAGACTTTGTTATATAATAGAGCTAGATAAAAATCCTAAAGATGCTACTTATGATCCTTCTGACGGAAGTACTTTAAACGTTGTAACAGGTAGTGGTATTCAGTTTTTAGCTCAAGCTAGTAGCTTTATAGAGTTAGACGCTGAAAAACCTATTATTTGGGAAACAGAAGCTAAACAGTCTATTAATGCAGAAATTTATCACGAAGCTACTGATGCAATACCTATAAAAATAAATTCTAATACTAATGAGCTATTAGCACCAGTTGGTTGTATTGTAGAAACATTAGGTGAAAATGATTTTGATGCTATTGAGCAAACAACTGCTTATACATTTGCTTCTGAAAATTTAAGTAATAATGATTATACACACCAAAAGTGTATTTTAAAAAGATGGATCGATGATACAACTTTTGAATTAGATAAAGGTTTTAGGTATAGTGTACCAGGTACTACTCCTAAAGTTGAAATAGATTATTCTAATTATAAAATTAGATTTACTAAAAAAGACGGTAGTTATGTTATAGCTAGATTAGCTGCTCAAACTTCAGATCCAAATAACTCTTTAGGCTATGGAGGTGCTGATGGATTTAAAAATATTTTTACTATTAATCCAGATGTTAGTGAAGACTTGCAAGTAGGTTTAAGTTGGTACAATTGTTTTTCATTTGGAAACGGATTAGAATCTAATAGAATACAGGATGGTTTCAATGAAATGAAAATTACAAACGGTCCTGTTGTTTCTTCAACTATAGACGATGATTATATAGAAGAGCAAAGAACTAGTGGTTTAATATATTCTGGTATTTATAATGCCAATAGTAGTATAAACAATTTAAATCAATTTATAACTGCTGAACAAATAACTAAAGATTTAAACCCTACTTATGGTAGTATACAAAAATTATTTCAAAGAAGAGTTGGTTTAGTTGCTTTTTGTGAAGATAGAATAGTAGATATAGTTGCTGGTAAAGATACTTTGTTTAATGCAGATGGTAATCCACAGCTTGTAGCGTCTAATAGAGTTTTAGGTACTGCAACTCCATTTGTAGGTGATTATGGTATATCTAAAAACCCAGAATCGTTTGCTTCAGAATCATATAGAGCTTATTTTACTGATAAACAACGTGGAGCTGTTTTAAGATTATCTATGGACGGGTTAACACCAATATCTGATATAGGTATGACTGATTGGTTTAGAGACAATATAATGACTCCTAATGAGCTAATTGGTACGTATGATGAGTATAAAAAAGAATATAACTTAACATTAAAATCAGATTTTAGTGAAAACTTACTAAAAAATTCTGGTATTTCAGAAGGTGAAGAGTTAGTAAACATAAATCCAACGCCTAGTAACTTAATACAAAATGGAGAGATTGTAAATACAACTAATTTGAATACTCCTGAAATGGATCAAACTTCAAGTGCTCAAAACATGATGACATACAACGATAGTCACTTTCCGCAAGAAACTATTGTTGTAAATTATCCAGAAATACCTTTAGGTTATTTTCAAGAACAAGTGTCTCCGCAAACAGAAACTATAGCTCAATATACAGTTTTTCAACTTTCTTCAGATACAATAATAGACTTAACTTTTCCTTCAGAAGATGGTACATTTCCTATATCTTCTTCTTCTACTACTACTGTATCTGATATTTGGGATTCTAGCAACACATGGGCTAACTCTTCTCCAACTAACCTTCCTACTAGTATTCCTACAGGTCCTTTTGAGGACATAAACCCTGGTTCTTTAGATTCTCAAGGTGGTTGGATTTTATCAAGAGATGTTGATAATAATCATCCTTCAACTTTTAATAATTATGTTACTGCTGATGATGGTGAGCCATATTATAAAAATATAAGTGGTCCAAATCCAACACAAAGTAATCCGGGTACAGACGTGGGTTTTGTAGGTTTAGGTGGTGCTCCTGTTGGAATGTTTGGCTCGTTAGGGTGGCAGTGGTATGAAATGTATTTTGGATCAAGTTATAATAAAACAGCTTCTGTCATGATACCACATAAACACCAAACCGGTGTTTATCCAGATAATCTTGTTCCTACTGCAGTTTCAACTTGGGGGCCTGGTTTATTAGAACACGATGTTACACTTAATGCTGGATCTAACAACCACCACTTTTCTTCTAGTGGAACTGAAGATTATAGTTCTGCACATAATTTAAGTATTTTTGCAGGAGAAGAAATTAAAGTAAGTATAACATTAACAGTTTTAGACTCGTCAAAAACAACCCCTAGGTTAAGGCTTTTTGGTGATGGTAATTTGGTTACATCAGATAACTTAGTTTCTGTAACAAACGGTCCTTGGGAAAATCCTAACAATGCATCAGGAGTTAAATTTTCCAAACACCAAAACGATCCTGGTAATTCACCGAGCTCTCTTACTTATCCAAATATTAATCCTGATCCATCTGGTAATACTTATGTACAGAGCAATATGGGATATCAACCTGATGGTACGGTTTTATTACCACCTTCAAATATGAATAGTACAGCTTGGTCAACTGTTGGCGGTTGGGCTCCTTCAGGAGGAGGAGGAAGTCATGTTAGAACTTTTACTTTTGAATACTTCTTTAAATTTAAAAATCCAGGAAGTTTAACTGTTGGTCAAGGCGCATCTGGTGCTGTTGCAGCTAAAGAAGGTAAAATATTTGATACTTTAAAATTTGCTATAGATAATCCTGCTATGTCTGTTGGAAGTTATTATCCAATTATATCAGCAAACGAAGGTGGTTTTAATTTAGATAATTTTAAAGTTGAAAAGGTTTTTAAATTTACACAACCATATACTGTTGGTCAGCCATTTATACAACAGCAATTACCTATACCATCTTATACAGTACCTGCTTGGGCTTCAGTTGAAAATAAACTAAAGTTTCCAAATAAATGGAATATTTCTGGAGCTAACGTGCTGTATGGTGCTAGTAAGCTTTTATGCTCACATGGTATTTCTGTACATGGACCTGATCATTTAGCTTCTACAGACACAGCTACAACACTAGGTGCAAATCCACAGACTTTTTCTTGGCCTGTTCCCGCAACTTCATTACCATCTGGTACTGGTACTTTTGCACAGCCAACATCTATAAGTGGTGCAAATATTTCTTTTGGTAGCACTTCTTATAATGAATATGACGCTACTGATGGTAATGAAATTTCACTTCCTATAATACAAACTCCTAACTCAAATTATGGTAGCATAACTCCTAAACAAATTACAATTGATTATGGTAATTCTAAAGCTGTTTACATAAACACTACTTCTACAGGTACTGTAAGTGGAAATGCAAGTGGTATACATTTTAACTCAAATCAATTTGATGGTGCTTCAGATTTAACTGCTTTAAAAACAGCCGACAAATGGTTAATGGTAGATGTTGTTATCGACCAATTTTCAGGAACAGACACCATTAATAATAAAGGGGTTTTAGTAAGAAGATTAATAGATCCAGCTGTTTACACAGACACAGCGTCAACATATTGGAATAGTAATTTCTTTGCTAGTTCAATTCCTTATGGTAGTTTTGGTAATTTTAATATTTATAGTACCGGTAATCCAGCTGTTGGTACAGATAGAGGTTTTCGCTTGTTAGATCCAGAACAATGGCCACAATATAATAATATGCACGGCTATGATTTAGTAGGTATAGACTCTGCTGGTTATTTTGACAACAGTATACTTAATACTAATTATAAACTTTATAGAGCTGTTGTTAAAGTAGATTCTAATAGCGCAAATGTTGATAATGCTACTGATGATTTTAAAGTTCAGTTTTATAATGTTGAAGGTAATATACGTTTAATTAATGTTAGAGATATATCTGAAAAACAAACAGGTGGTGAACTTTCAGAATTTTCATATACTTCTGGTCTTTCTGGAACTGGACAATGGCAAACATCAAACCCAACTACGTCTTGGGAATTACCTGATTACGGTGGTAGCGATCAATTACTAGTAGTTAATAGTATACATAGAAAAAGTTTATTTGCAGAAAGTGGTAGGTTGAAATTTAGAAACGCTTCAGCGCCAGGTCATATAGTTGAACAAGAATTTAGCAATGTTTCTAATAGTTTTGACTTTTTACCTGCTCAAGACAATTATGAATTTGAATTTACAATAGAAAATTTAACTAGTGGTGAAGCTCATATAAGTTTAAGAACACCTTTGTTTATGCCTGACGCTCAAGGTAATCAAAATGCAGAAGGTTATTATTTAAAACTTATTATTAACGAAAATGGTGTTTATAAAATAACTTTTAATGTTGAAGAAGGAAATGAAAATATATCTTCTATAGAAAAAGATAATAATACTTATTCACCAAATACTAGTCCAACTATAACTATTCACACTTCTACAAATAATGAAAATACGCTACGTATACATAATAAAGATTATTACCCTACTTTTGACCCTGTTATACCTTTAAGTTGTGATTTTCGTAATATAAGATTATTTGACGCTTCTAATTTAATAACAGGTGGTTCTGTTGATTTTTGGGAGTTCGTAGGTTTCGATGCTACAGATGATGATTTTATATTTTTTAACGATGCAAATGAAAATATAGAATTAAACAACGCACCTACTTTTACAGAAATAAGACAAATAATAAACACAAACGTTTTAGATAACTCAAAATATAAAATTAAATTTAATCATCAAATAACTTCTGGTGCAATAAGAGTTTATTATTTTAATACTGCAGGAAATGGTTTTGTAACAGAAATAATTAACTCTTCAGGTTATTATAATCAAATACACTCAATTGGTGAGTCTACAGCTGCTAGTTCTGGTATTACAAATCCATTAAAAAATACTTTTGTAGTTGAGCTTATAGACGCAAGTGGAGATGTTACTGGTACTTTGGATAATTTTTCAATGCAAAAAGTTATAGAGTTTGATCCAACAACTTTGTCTTTTAGTGAAAAAACAAAAGGTTGGATAAGTTTTAAATCATTTACACCAGAAAACGGTTTAAGTTTAGCAAAACAATATTACACTTTAAATCAAGGTAAATTGTTTAAACATCACACCAATGAAAATAGAAATCAATTTTATGGTGAAAATATTACAGATATAACAGAGTCTTCTGTGACAATGATATTTAATCAAGATCCTTCTTTAATAAAAACTTTTAATACTTTAAATTACGAAGGTACTCAGTCTCAAATATATAAATATAACGATAATTATATAGACGAAACTATAAAGCCTTATAACGTTTCAGTGTCAAGTGAGTCTTATTTAAAGTTTCCAGCTGCTTCTACTGATTATGAAAAATATTCTAAGCTTGGTTGGTATGTAAACTATATAATTACAGATAATCAAGTTGGTACTGTTAAAGAGTTTGTTGAAAAAGAAGGTAAATGGTTTAACTATATAAGAGGTAGTTCAAGCGCTGATTTATCTACAGCTGAGTTTAGTTTTCAAGGTATAGGTGAAGTTGTAAGTGTATCTACTATTCCTTCAGTAGTTAATTTTCTATCAAGTCCCGCTGTATTCCCAAGTACATATGGTCCTAGTAATGTATCTTCAAGTAGTAGTTCTGTAACTGGATCTGGAAGTGGATCTGGAAGTGGATCTACAAGTGGATCTGGAAGTGGTTATTCATCTAGTAATTAAAATATAAAACATGGCACATAATTCATATCACAACAATATTAATTTAGATGAAAACGCTACTATAACTGATTTTGAAAGTTTTAAAGTAAATAGTTTTGAAATAAATACTTCTGAAATACAATCTTCTGGTAGTAATAGAAGGTTTTTAATAAAAGGAGAAAGAGGTGCTTCTTTTAATATTAATATTGTTCAAAAATCTGAATCCGCGAGTGTTGTTGATAAATTTTATGATTTTACAACAAATACTTTTGTAAGTTCTTTTAATAAAAATACAACTTTAAAAGCTGTTTTAAAAGGTAAAACATTTAGTACTTTTATAAAATTTCCAGGTTCTTACACTGGTCAATATATTATAACAGCATATGCCGAGCCTAGTTCAAAAACAACTTTTAATAAATCAGCTGGTGTTCATGGACAAAATATTTATATAAGAAGCATAAATCAGTCTTCTAATGTTACTTTAACTTTTTCACCGTCAACGTCAAACACTAGTAATTATCAAGCTTTTAGTACTTCTGCTCCAGGAGGTGAAATACTATACGCTTCAAAAACAGAAGTTGTAGCTGCAGCAGGAAATACTACTACAAATATAGTTAAAATTAGATGGATGGTTCGTAATGTAGAAAATGATAGTCATGGGTTTGGTCTTAGGCTTACAAGCCCTACAGCTGGAACTAATAATTCTCAAGCTGTATTTACTTCAAATTCTTGGTTTTTTGAAAAAACTGTTACAACTGGAGGTGCAACTGGTACTGAGTTTATTTTAAGTAGCTTAACAGATATAAGTACAGGTATGCATATAGTAGGTGTTAGTAGTGGTAGTTTAGAGGGTACTCCTCAAATTTTAGGTATAGATGAAGTTACTAATACTATTACAATATCTACAATACAAGAGTTTGCTGACGGTATAACACTAACAATAAGAGCTCTTGGTAAGTTTATTAGTTACAACTCTGATTTACAAATGAGCTTAGATTTTAAAAGTTTTAATGTAAGACTGTTTAACAATGGTAAATTTATAAAAACGGTTAGAACAAGTCCTACTAATGCAACAGTAGATTTAAATGGTACTTACGGTGTTATGGGAGGAGGTCACGCTACTATAAGTGGTTTAAACGTAAATAACTCTGCAGCAAACACTGTTCAGTCTGTTAGTGCTTCTTCTACTGCTGGAAGTGTTACAGTTCAATTAGATCAAACAGGTGTGTTAGCAGGTACTGAAATAAATTTTAACAATACTGATAATATTGTTGTAATTGAAGCTGATGTAGCTGTTTTAAAACATCCTTCTTCTAATAGAACTATAAACTTAAATTTAGATGACTTTATTACTGTAGGTGCAGCATCATAAAACAATAAAATATGTCAATAATAATAGAAATAAATACTACAACAAACGTTTCTTTACAAATAGGTGATTTAGTTTTTTTCACTAATACTACTGGTGTAGGTAGCCAACAGGTAGCTTCTAATCCTCAGTTAGTAGGTGAAATAACTGGTATGAGTGAAAACACTATTGCAATAGCCAATGAGCAATCAGTACCTAGTGCAGGAAGTTTTTTAATGTTTAGAAAAAATAGAATAGTTAACAACACTAGTTTATTAGGTTATTATGCAGAAATACAGTTAAAAAACAATTCTTTAAAACACGCTGAATTATTTGCTATAGGCTCTGAAATATCACCTAGTAGTAAATAAATAGTAAAAAGTGTGACTATATAAGTACACTTAAATATAATTAAATGCATGATAATATAAACGTTAGATCTTTCCATCAAGGAGATTATGAAATGTGTTGTGAGTGGTGGGAATGGTGGTGGAGAAACGGTCAAGGTCCAGTGCCTAGAGCGTTTTTACCGAAAGATGAAAGATGTTTTGTTATAGAAAAAGATAACATACCTATAGCTTGTTATTTTTTATTTATAATGGAACCAAAAACTGTTGGTTGGACTACTTATTTAGTGTCTAATCCAAAGTATAAAGAAAAAGATAGAAGAGATATAATTAAACTATTAATAAAAAAAGTAGAAAAAGAAGCTAAAAAATACGGTATTATGCAACTTTTTACAGTATGTGGTGATGTTCACATGTCTAACATACACGATAGTTTAGACTGGATTATGATACCAGTAAAATACGAAGGTTTTAAATATTTAATAAACAAACAATAATATGGGTAAAAGAGCAAGAAGACGACAAGCTGCAACTATGCGTGAAATGAACCAAATGGCTCAAGAGCAATTTGAGTATTTTCAAGGAAGACAAGAAGAGCAACAGGCTATATTAGATCAGCAAAAAGAACAATTTAAAAGTTTTCAGTTTGAAAATCCTTTTGCTGATATTAAAAATCCGTATGAAGATTTAAAAACAGAGTTTGAAAATTTATATGAAGGTATAGAAAATCCTTATGAAGACTTAACAGTTAATATGAGGCAAGCTGAGTTTCAAGCTGAACAAGGTGAAAGACAAAGAGCTAATATACTTTCTAATTTAAGACAAGCTGCTGGTAGTACTGGTATAGCTAGTTTAGCACAAGTGTTAGCTAATCAAGGTGCAGTACAAGCGCAACAAATATCTGCTAATATAGGTCAACAAGAAGCTATGAATCAAAGATTAGCTGCAAGAGGTGCTCAACAAGTTCAACAAATGGAGTTAGCTGGTGCTGAAAGAGCTAGAGCTTTAGGTGTATCAGCTGAACGTTTAAGAGCGCAAGGAGGTTTTAAAGCTGACGTTTTAAGACAACAAGGTGCTGCAGCTGTTCAACAAGCTCAGTTTGGTAGAGAGTCTACGTTATTAGGTATTGACTATGGTTTATTAGCTGGTGCTAATCAAGCTGAACAACAAGCTATGGCTAATCAAATGTCTTCTTTAGGTATGCAGTCACAAATGTATGGAGCGCAAGCAGCAGCAGGTGCACAAATGTTTTCTTCTATAGTAGGTGCGGCTGGTATGGCTTTAGGTGGTGGTAGTTTAGGTATGATGTTACAGTAAAATAAAAAATATGGCAATAAAATTAACACAAGGGGCAGATTCAACGATAGTAACAGCAGCAACAAGAGCTGGTTTAGCTACTTCTCCAAAAGATTATAGTGATACATTTCAAAGTGTAGCTGATAGTTATGCTAAATCTCAAGAAGCTGCAGCTGAAGCTTGGGGTCAAATATCTGGTACTATAGCTCTAGTAGGTGCTGAGTTACAAAAAAATGCAGAAGTATATTCTGATCAAGCACAAAGAGTATATGATGCTGGTGGAACTGAAGAGCTTGTTGATGAACTTTACAATATAAAAGACGAGTTAAAAGCACTTGGTAGTTTTGGTGGTAAGTTTGGTGATAGAGAAACTAGAAGAAAAAGAAGTCAACTTCTTGCTAAAAGAAGTAAACTATTTGCAGAAATAGATGGTTGGGGTGAATCTTTAGAAGAAGCTTCTTTAGCCTCTAAAAATGGTTTGTTAGATTACGATTTAATGGGAGGTGATGTTGAGTTTGTTAACGCTATAATAGCTAGTAATACAAATAATAAAGTTACAAGCGAAGGAAATATAGCTAAAGTTACTCGTGACTCAAAAACTGGCGAGTTAATGTACACGCTACATAAAGAAGATGGGACTGCAATACCTGGTAAAACAATGAGTTTATCTACTTTTAAAACGCTTATAAAAGATTCAGCTAAAGATGTAGACAATGTTATGGGTACAACTTTAAGCGCAATAACTAACAATGCAGAGCTTTACGGTGCTACATATGGTGGAACTTTAGATAAATATAATAGAGGTAAATTATTAACCTCTATAGATAATATAACTAAAAATGTTCCTGGATTAAGAAGAGCAATGCGTTCTAAGTTTGGTCATTCAGGTACATCTTTTTTTGATGAATTAACAGGTCCTAACCAAACAGAGCTTAGTTCAAAATATTTTACTTTAATGTTAGAAGATATTGCTAACACAACTATTAATAAAGAAACAGGAAAAAAAGAAATTAAAGCAGACGCTTTAAGTGAAGATTTAGACGCTAATAAAGATGGTAGTATAAGTCAACAAGAAATAAACGATCAATACGTACTTTTTCAAAACTCAATATTAACAGGTGAAGGCCCTATGGCTAAAAAATTATTTACAGATTTTGTAGTAAAAAGAACAGAAGAAGCTTATGAGTTTGGAGCTAAACAAAAAAATAAAAAATCTGGAACTAAAGATGATGATACTGATCTTGATTTTTACTCTAAAGGTAAAGGCGTAATGTTACACAACAAGCAAATAATAACAGGTAGTTCAGCTGAGTCTCTTTACACCGCTATAAGAGATGGTATTGAGTTTGAAGAAGTAGATCCATTAACTAAACAACAAAATAAATACTCTTATAAAACTATTGATGGTGTAAGTGGATGGTATGAAAACTATGAAGAAGGTGACACGCCTAAATCTGTTCAGTTTATTGGATCTGGCTCTAATTTAGCTGCAAAATTTACTAATGATTCTAGATTTAGAAATTTACAAACTGTAGTTGAAGAAAGAATTGAGCTTGGTGGCGTAACTAAATCTCGAGAAACTAGGATAGAGGGTGATTATAGTACAAATATAGCAAGCATTGATATTGACACAATGAATCTTGATGATAATAATGTTGCTGATAAAATTAATCAGTTTTTACCACCTATTAGAGACAAGTCTAATCCAAAAGGTTATGTTTTTTATACTACTCAAATGGGAAGAAGCGAAGGTATTAGTTTTGAAAGAGGTGGTGGAGATTTTACTAGAGAAAGTGTAATGCTTTATCAATTAGCAGATCAAGGAGATAAAACAAGTTTTACAGGACCAGATGGATATCGTATTAAACCTGTTGTTATAAATGGCAAAGTAATAGAAATAAAAACAGGTGGTAGTTTGCAAAGAAGAAGAAAAGCTATTGAAGACTTAGATGCTTTATTTAATATGCCAGAATTTAAAGGATTAATGCTTTCTAAACCAAGACCATAAAAAAAATAATATGAATTTATATCAACACGAAAACGGTTTTACATATACTGAAGACGAGTTAAAAATTTACGCTAGTCAAGAAGGTAAATCGCTTGAAGAATATTTAAAAATAAAACCTTTAACTTTAAAAAGGGGAAAAGAAAAAGGCTCGACGGAAGACCCGACGATGAGCCAAAAAAGTATGGGGTCGCAATTGGAAGATGGTTCATCGGAATCAGTAGGCTGGTTTGAGCAAGCTTTACAAGCAGGTAGAGTAAATGCTGATTTATATGATGATGCAGATGCTATTTTTGATGTAAGTAGTTCTACTGAAGTAGCGAGTCTATCAGATGATCAGTTAAAAGCTTATATATCATTAATACAACAATCTCAAGCTTCAGCAGCTGAAATGGAAGAGCTTAATAAATTCACCACTGCTTTTCAAAAATACAACTCTAAAGGTGAAAACTGGGCTATGTCTACTATTAATGCTATAAAAGAAACTGGTAATATTAAAGGTTTTGCTCAATCTGCAATACAAAGTTTTAGATCAATGGCTAATAAAGAACTTGCAAAAGAAGCTATTGCTCCTACTGTAACTACTGCTGCTGGTGGTTTTGCTGTTGGTGGTATTGGAGCTATACCTGGAGCTTTTGTTGGTTTATTTGGATCTATGAATTACGGATTAGAAACTATAAATACTTTCAACGAATTACTTCAAGAAGAAATAGAAGCTGCTAATTTAGATTTTAATCCAGACTCTATAAGAAAAATACTAGCTGATGATACTATAAGAAAAAGAATAAAAGCAAAAGCTAGAAAAAGAGGTGCTACTATAGGTGCTGTAGAAGGTTTAACAAGTTTAATAGGTGTTAAAGGCGCTGGTGTTGTTGGTAAAGCTATAGGTGATGTTTCTACAACAGCAGGTAGAATTGCTAAAACAACAGCACAAACAGCTATAACAACACCTATTGAAGCTGTTGGTGGTGGTTTAGGTGAATTTTTAGGTGCTAAAGCAGCTGGTAAAGAAGCTACAGGTGTAGATGTTATTTTAGAAGGCCTTTCTGGTTCGGTTGTTTCTGGCCCTATAGATGCTAGTGTTGCTGCTGTTGATTTAACTATTAATAGACCTTCCTATGAAATAGACGGTAGAAAAGTAAAAAGACAATCTGTATTAGACTACATAGAAAACAACGATATAACTAGTGAACAATTAGCTGAGTTAGATATTAAAATTGAAAACGATGTTAGTCTTGAAAACAAAGTTAAACTTGCGCAACAAAGAGCTACTATAGATAAAAATTTAGATCCTTCTATATCTAAAGAAAAAAGAAATAAAATTATAGATTTAGAATATAAAAGATTAAATTTAAGATTTCAACTTAAAGAGCAAGGTGAAAACCAACTTTTAGAAACAAAAAATAAATTAAAAAATACAGAAAAAGAAATAAATGACATTTTAGAAGGTGTAGAAGGTATAACTGCTGGTGACACTATGGCTGCTGCTGATAAAGGGTTTACAGAAATACAATTAAAAGGAGACATTGCTTTTGCTAAAAAATATGCTCGTTTTTATGATTTAGAGGTTAACGAGTTAAAAGACCAAGCTGCTATAGACAAGTATATTAAAGATAACAATATTACAAATGAACAAGATTTAAAAGATCTTGAAGCAGCTGGTTATGTTAATGAAGATACTGGTGAAATAGTAATTAATAGACAAAAAGCGATAGAGACAAATAATGTTACTGTTGGTAATCATGAGCTTTTACATGGTATACTTAGAAAAGCTGTTAGACAAGGTAAAATAAGTCAAGATTTAATTAATGATATAAAAAATAAATATGGTGATGTTTTAAGCAAAAGATTAAAACCTTATGAAGGAAAAACATTTAAAGCAAATAAAGAAATAGCAAAAAGATTAGGCGTTAAAGAAGGTGATACTGTTGCATATTTAGACGCTAATCCAGATGAATATATAACACAGCTATCAGAAGCAATACAAGCAAAAGAAATAACACTAAATAAAAGTGCACTTGAAAAATTTAAAGAATTAATATTACCCGCACTTAGATTTTTTGGTTTTGAAAAAATAGATTTTGAAACAGTTGAAGGTGTTGAGAGTTTTTTAAGAGAATATTCAACAAGTGTTAAAACTGGAAAACTAAGTAAAAGTTTAATAAATCAAACAGCTTCAAAAAGAGAAGGTGCTACTGGTAAAG